AATATTGAATCAAAGATATACGATAAATCAATTATTGTAAGCGCTATGAACGATGCTGGGGAGTCATTTTGTGAGGACGTGCTAACAACAGCTGAATACATAGAAAAAAAGAAGCGTACAGCTCCTGAAATATGGGAGGCAGAGTACCAACAACAACCCGTAGATATGAAAGGTAGGTTGTTTAATAATCTTAATTTCTTAACTAAAGAGGAGTTTGCCGAAATCACGAAATCAAACCCTATTGAGGGTTGTCTTGGCTACGTGGACGTAAGTGACCAAGGTACTGATTACACATCAGTTGCAATTTGTGCAATTGTGAAGAAACAACTGTTTATTGTCGACTATTTAATGACCAGGGACAACACCGACATTACGATACCTCAAACGGCTGCAATGCTTGATAAATGGAACGTAAGTTATTGTAGGGTCGAAAGTAATTCGATGGGTGCAATGTTTGAACGTCAACTTAGAACGATAACAAGGACAAAAACACTACAAGTGCATAACACGCAAAATAAGATGACACGCATAATAATGAGTTCTGCTCACATAATGAATTCTATGATTTTTATACGCAATGGAGATAATCAATCTGAGTTATTTATCCAAAATGTACTAAGTTTTAGCAAGGAAGGGAAGAACAAGAATGATGATGCTCCTGACTGCTTAAGTGGATTATCTATATTTGTTCAATCAATGTTTAAAAAATTGTCTTAACTTTGCTTAAATTCTAATCAATTCAGATGGAGATAAATTTTTGGGAGTCGTTTTTTGGCGTTAACAGCGGTCAACAGAATAGATTCATAAACCAATTCAACCGCTTAAAGCCTATACAAAACCAAGTATGGGGTGTAAAAAATGCCATTTGGATTGATACTAATAACGCTTGGGAGTGGTTCCTAACTATTCCAGAGTTCAGAGCCGTTATTGATAAGAGAGCGTCAATGATGAGTTCAAACATACCGAAGTTATACGATAAAGATAACATTGAAATCACGGAGCATTGGTTTTTAGATATGGTTAATCGACCAAACCCCGTTCAAAGTTGGTCAGATGTTGTTTATTCTTTATCAGTTAATGATGCTTTATATTCAAATGCATTCGGCTATTGCCCATTAAGAGCGTTTAACCAAAGAAATTTATTCGTTCCGTTACCAAGTAATAAGATTCAAATCCAAACAAGTGGCAAAACGCTTAAACAAATGGATGTAAACGGTCTTATTGACGGTTATAAGTTCGAGTATGATGACAACGAAATTGAAACTTTGCCTATTGAAGATGTTATTTATTTAACAACTACTGACGGTATGAACATAATCAAACCGACAAGTAGAATCGATGCGTTGAAATATCCACTATCTAATATCAAAGCAAGTTATCACAAGCGTAATGTATTGCTTGAAAATATCGGCGCAATAGGTATTTTATCGGCTCAAAACTCGGATATCGGTGGTGCTATCCCTATGACTCCAGAAGAAAAAAGAGAGATACAAAGAGATTGGTACAACCGTTCAAAAGACGAAATAATCATTACAGAAAGTCAAGTTAATTGGCAATCGATGAGTTACCCTACAAGAGATTTGATGTTGTTTGAAGAGCTTACAGCTGACAAAATGGCTATTATAGATGCTTATGGAATGAATGCTAATCTGTTCTCAAGTGAGAAAGGCAGCACGTTTAGCAATGTTAAGGATTCGATTCGTATGGTTTATACCGATACAATTATTCCTGAGACTCAGCAGATGTATGATTCAATTTGTCATCAATTAGGATTGGATAAGGAAGGTATACGCATTGAAGCGTGTTTCGACCATTTGCCAGTGTTACAAGATGATGAATTAGCGGAATATCAAGCGTTGACTGAGAAAGTGACTGCCTATAACCTATTATTAACTGATGGTGTTATTACAAAAGAGCAATATGCAGCTGAATTTGGCTATACTTTAGAACCAATTGACAAGGCACAAGCGCAACAAAACGGACTTATCCAAGCGCAAACAGAATTGAGAGGAACAGTTGGAGGGTTAAACGGTATAATCGCACTTAATACAGCTGTTGCAACTGGACAAATGACGAATGAAATAGCGGTTAATACATTAGTAAATTACTACGGATATGACCGTATTGTCGCTGAATCAATGATAACCGCAACTCCCGAAACACCTCAAACACCACAAACGTTTTAACTATGAAATCAACTAATTACCAAACAAAAGGAGCTGCCGAAATAAAGGATATAAGCTCAGATAAAAGACAAGTAGCAATATACTTAGCGAAGTTCGATAATATCGACAGTGATAACGATATGATTAAAAAAGGTGCGTTTACCAAGTCAATACAGGAACGTGGTCCCGATTCAACATCTAACCGTAAAATCGCATTTTTAAGATGGCACGATTGGGAAAAGCAAATAGGTAAATTCAATCAAATTGGAGAAGATGAAATAGGTCTTTATGCTGTTGGTCAATTAGGTAATTCAATAATTGGAGAGGATGCTTGGAACGATTACAACGATGGTATTATACGTGAACATTCAATCGGTTTTCAATACATACAGGATAAAATGAAGTGGATTGATGACAGCACTTTACCGTCACAAGGTTACTATCAAATCTCGGAACTAAAATTATACGAGGGTTCTGCTGTAACGTTTGGAGCAAATAGCGAAACGAATGTAGTAGATGTAATGAAGAGTGAAGATAAGATTGATAAGGCGGTTAAAATATCAAACGATATTGATTTGCTTATAAAAGGTCTCGCAAATGGTAAGGGAAGTGATGAACGCCTTTATGAAATGGAAATGAAATTAAAATATTTGAATAGTCAGATGCTTATACTCGCAAAAAGTGAACCGTTCGTAAAAGAACATTCGCCAATTATCGAGCCAATAACAGCAGTTGAATCGTTCAATTGGAGTGAAGTAATAAATAAATTTTAACTAAAAACAAAAAAAAAAAGTATGGAAAATTTAACACCAGAACAAGTAGTTGAAAAAATCAACGAAAAGTTCAATGCAACTTTGGCTACAATGCCAACTAAATCTGACCTTGATGGTCTTAAAAGTGATGTAGATGCTCTTAAAGGATTAGAGGCAAAATCTCAAGAAATCGAAAAAGCAATAGCTAGATTCGAGGGTAAAATGGAAGCAATCTCAGAAAAAGGATTCAAATCTGAGCGTAAACCACGTTCACTTGGTGAGGCTATCTCTCAAGCGTATGTTTCTAACATTGACAAAATCAAAGAAACTGCTGAAAAAGGCGGTATGATGTCTTTAGAGACTAAAGCGTTGTACGATACAACTATCGATGGTGATTACACTGGTAACATCGCATTATCTACATTGGAGGCAGGAGTATCTAAAATTGCTCGTCCGATAATCAAGATTCGTGACATCGTTAATATGGGTATCACAAACTCTAAGTTTGTTACTTACATCTCTCAAAAAGTTCAAACTGTTTCTGAATGGGTAGACGAAGCAGGTAGTAAAATTTCGGGACAACCTTCTTACGAAGAAATCTCTGAAGAGGTTAAGAAAATCGCAGGAACTGTAAAGATTTCTAAGGAAATGCTTGCTGATTTATCATTCGTTCAATCGGAAATCAATACTGACTTGATGGCTTCAATTGACCAAGCTATCGAAGATGCTTTGTTGAATGGTGCAGTTGGTGGTATCAATGGTATCTTAACAAATTCAGTTACTTTCTCTGCTGGTACTTTTGCAGGAACAGTTGTAACTCCAAACATCTCAGATGTTATTAGAGTGGCTATTTCTCAAATCCAAAACGCTAACTTCGAACCAACACACGTTGTTTTGAATCCTGCTGATGTTGCTGCTATGCAATTGACTAAGTCGTCAACAGGTGAGTATACTTACCCTATGTTCTTAATGGATGTAAATAGAGTAGCAAACCTTGTTGTTGTTTCTACAACTAATATGGTTGCTGGAACTTTCTTAGTAGGTGATTTCAGTAAGTCTAACGTTAGAATGAGAGAAGCAATGAACGTACAAGTAGGTTATGTAAATGATGACTTCCAAAGAAACATGGTTACTATCCTTGCTGAAGCTCGTTTGGTTCAATATGTTAAGGAAAATGATTATCCTGCATTCGTAGATGGAAATATCGCTACTGCAATTGCTGCATTAGAAGTTGCACCATAATTAAAAAATAACGGGGGTTGAGTTCTTAGCCCCCCTTTTAAATTTGCACAATGGAAAAGAAAACTCGTAAAAAAAAGGATTTAAACGTTAAATTAAACGTTAACGATGCCGAAATAACAGTGAAAAGAGACGTTACAGGAACAGAAATAGACCTAGATACTCGAATTATTGACGTGCATTATGAAAAGGATGCTGATGGTGTTCACGCAACGATTGAATTTGATGACAAAGTGATTTATGAATTTGAAGGTAACGGACAATCAAAGCACTTGCCGAAGGGCGCAATCTTCAAAATTAGCGGTGAGATGCTTAAACAATTCTTGAAAAGAGGTTTCGGAAAACTAAAAAAATAAGTGATGATTGTAACTATTTCTGACTTTACTGGCAAATATCAACTAAGTACGGGTATGTATGACACTGTTAAATTGCAAGACTACATAGACAAGTATGAAAAGCGTTATTTAATTGAACTATTTGGTGCTAATTTATACACTGAATTTGATTCTGACTTGTTGGCAAACGTGCCACAATCACCTAATTTTCTAAAGGTGTTCAATCCGTTTTATGAGAATTTAACGTTTAGACAATTGATTATTTCAGATGGTATAAAAGAGATGTTGAAAGGCTTTATTTACTTTGAATACTCGAAAGATTTGATTAATCAAATGACACCGTACGGAAATGTTCGACCAATAAGTGAAAATTCAGAGCCAGTTAGCACGCTTTACTCAATGATTTACACACGTTACAATGAGTCAATAAAGACTTACAAGGCAATTCAAACGTATATCCAAGTGAATATGACTGCTGTAACGGGTCAAGCTGTCACAGTTGAGTTATTGAATGCAGGAACAACGTATGTAGATGCTTTAAATGTTCCAACGACTGCTACGTTTGGTAGTGGGTTGACGCTTGATATTCTAACAGATGGTAGTTTAATCGAGTCAGGAACAGTTAACGCAGCAGGAAGTAATTATCAACTTAATGAAGTGGTAACGGTTACGGGTGGTGATGGTCTTGGAGCGTTTACGGTAACGTATATCGGAAAAGGTCATTTTAACACTTTTAACGGTTTTCAGAAACAAACAGCTTATTGGATATGATTAATGAACTATCAACTATTATTGCTAATGTTGTTTCTCAGATGGATTCAACTATTGACGGAACATTTGATGTTGATAAAACATTAAGTTGTAATACTAAATGGGCACGTGTTGGAAAGACAGTTACTGATTCAAATGGTGACGAGTTTTTAATCACTGAAATTGATGAGAATAACTATTTAGTAACTGAGAATCGAGATAAAATAGGTTTAGATGGTACTATTTATTTACCACAACCGTTTTTTATTCACGGAACTAAAAAGGCAACCAACAGAGAATGGACAATCTTAAGTAACGATGTCACGGCAAAAACGCCAATTATTTGGCTGCTTGGTTCTTTGAATTATAAACAATTTGGGCGTGAGAGCACTATTGACATTGAAAGTTCAGTACGTATCTTCTTCTTAGACGAAACCGATGTCGCTAATTACTACACTGCTGACCATATTACACAAGTTGTTTACCCAATGGAGCAACTCGCAAAAGAGTTTATTGAGACCATAAACAGAAATAGAAATTTTAAAACCATTGAAGATTGGGAGATTATCGAATTTACGAGGTTCGGTGTTGAACAAGAGAACGGAATGTTTCAGAACATTTTAGACGCAAATTTATCAGGGGTGGAGTTAAGAATTACACTCACAAAGTATAAGGAAAATTGTAAATGTTAATTAATTAAAAAAACAAAAAATGAGTATAGGATGTAATTGCGCAAGCGGATTAAGCAACACTGGGAGACCAAATTGCGTTCCACTTCAGAGCGTAACAAGTAAATTAGTAATGGTTCCATTGTTTGGAGCTGATGGAACAGCAAATTTTATTGATTTGACTTCACCACTTCCAACGTGGGCGGATTTAATCAACGAAGTAGATGCTACAAAAAGATGGTTCCCACTACCAAACTTCGAAAATGTTGAAATGCCTAAAGCTGATTCTCAATTTGAAGAGGCAAACAGTGGAAGAATGGTATTTTTACGTCAAGGTAAAAGAAGTTTTGCAGGTGAATTATGGGCTGATGATTCAACGCCAACATTATTGGGTAAACTTCAAAACAATCGTTGTGTTGATTTCGGTGTGTATATCGTTGATATTAACGGTAATTTAGTAGGTTCAAAAGTAGGTGATGCTTTGTACCCTATTGCTGTAGACAATCCAAGTTTCAACCCGACATTTACTTTTGCTACTGATTCAACTACGCAAAAAATTATGTTAGGATTTGACTTCGACCGTTTATTCGATGAGTCAACAATGTACATGATTACGCCAACAGAGGCAGGAATTAACTTCAATGATTTAACAGGTCTTATTGATGTGAATTTAACAGCTGTTACTATTGCTGCAGGTTCTTTGACGTTCACAGCGGCGCTTGATTATGGAACGGCTTTAAACCCGATTTCTTACAGCGGTGCTTTGTCAATTGATTGGACTTTAACTGCTAATGGGGTTGCCGTAACGCCTTTAACGGTTACTGAAAGTTTGAGTACAATCGGAGAATATGTTGCTACTTACACAACTCCAGGAACTGGTGATGCAATGATTTTAAGTGTATCTAAAGCAGGATTTGACGGTGAAGTATCTTACACTGAAGTATAATGTACGTTCAAGTAGGGAGCACACAATTTGCAGTTGAGCAATTGACTGACAAATCGTTAAAAGACGCTTATTTGTTGTTCAAGCACATCAAGCCCAACGTGGTTAAGGTAGCGTTTGAATTGGCTAATAAAGGCGTTAAGAAGCGTTCAACTAAGAAGTGATAACTATCTTTAGAAAGTATAAATTAGGGTGTGGCTACGGTTGCACCCTTTTTTTATTGTAACTTTGTGTTAATGGGATTGATG